CTTCTTTAGATACTTTTCCATCACCGTTTGTATCTGCTGGATGGAATTCTTTTTTTACTTCTTCAGCCATTACTTGAAACTCCTATTCATCTTTTGCTGTTGTGCTTCGTGTCTCTCTTTTTCTTTTTGGAGCCACTCTTGCAACATCGAAACATAGATATCCCTTTCATAGGGTATCAGATTTTCTATTTCTGTTATACTATATTTATGATGCTGAACCAGCGCAAAAACAGTTTGGTAGTAGTTTGCGAGCGAATTATGGCTCAGCAACATTAAAAAAAATCAGCGACTCCGTTTAATACTATCTTCCTCTCGTTTTTATTCTTGTTAGTGTAAGTGAGTTCATAAGTTAGTCTAGGCAAAGTATCAAAAAATTCTTTTAACTTTTCGAATCTCTGTATATCAAAACTCTTTACAAAATCAAGTGCTTCTTTCTTGGTAAAGTCATCATATACATTATCTTCATCATATACTTTTACAATACAACCAGCAATAAGTCTGAATATCTCTTCATTGTCAACGTCTCCGTCTCCAATATTCATTCCTGCTTTTTGCATTAAGCCTATAGTCGGATCTCTTAATTCAATAGTGATCTTATCATCCAATACAATTTCGTTTGAATGATTTTCATAGGTCGTTGGAGTCAACTCATCTAAGTCAACTGTAAACTTATACAACTCATTATCTTCTCTATCTCTATATTGTAATTCTACAACATTTTGTATAGACTTTGATCTAAGTTGAATAAACAACATTTCTAAATCAACAGAAGGTAGACTTTCAATATCTAAATCTTCTGGTGTAAGTACTACATTATTGATTATTTGCTTCATTGCTTTTATTTGTGCAGCAACATCAGCCTCTTTTCCAACCAGCAATAACTTCTCTTCCTTAACTAAAAAAGGTCTAAATGTTATATCTATATCTGAAATTGGTAGTGTATAATCAAATGTAGGTGTATCAATCTTTGGTAAAGCCATTATATTTCTCCATTATTTAACTTCGCCCGCCTAGTGTTCCTAGGAAGGTCTGCGCATTACTTACTATATTTATAGCATCTCCTACATTATTAGGAGTCTTCATTGATGAGATTAATGAAGTACCGGCAGTACCTAATCTAATCAATCTTTCAAAACCACCCAGTGCCCTATCTGTAGCAGGTCCGGGTCCTTCTTGTAAATCTGTAGTCCAATATCTTAACTGAAAGTTTACCTGGACTCTAGCAAACTCATCGTTCTGTGCCCAACCTAAAGTAACGTCACCTAGTACACTAGGCCATACTTCATGAGCTGTAAGTGTTAAAATTTTATTTGCAGAAACATCATACATTGCTATATCCATTTTACCAATATAATTGTCTCTATAATATTGTTCACCAAATTGAGCACCACCAGCTTCTTCTCCTTTCTCACCACCTGGTTTAGTAGCATCCATGTTTACAATATTGTAAATCCATGTTTGAAAGAAGTTAAGATTTCTTCCATTTTGATCTAACATAAAACTAGCAGAGATTTCTGAAGGTAACAATCTACCTGGTCTTCTATCATATGGTCCCACACCAAGTCTTGATATATCTGAAGGGTTAAGTGTAACACCAGGCATGTTTACAGCATCACAGAAAAATGTTAATGATCTAGGAGTCTCTGCACCTGACCAAGTCCAACCAGCTCCTGGATAGATAGTTACAACATATCTATTTGCTCTTGCTAAGCTGTTAGATGCTTGTAGTTCTGATTTAAACTTATCTAGGTTAAATTCTTTTTGATTGCCTTCTCTAGGCTTCTCAAGTCCAATACCTTTACCCAAGTTAAACAAAGTTTTTGCTATGTCTGTAATTTTTGCCATTATCGATTTCTTTTTCTTCTCTCTGTCATAGAGTCTCTATATATTCTATTTATGCCAGCTTTCCTAAATCGTGCCAGTGGCATCATCATAATAAAGTCCCAAGCCTTTGGTGGAACATAAAGATACTGTCCTATAACCCTTTGCATATTATATCTTTTCCACATTGGTTTAAACGACATTAAGTTTCTTCTTTTCTTCATAAACTCATAATCTACTCTTTTTTCTAATCTTGCTCTTATTGTTGTAGCTAACTCATCACCAGGTGTTCCAGAGTTTATAACATATGGAAACAATTGATCCATTAACTCAGCTCTATAGATTGGTGGCAAGTAATGAAAGTTTAATCCTTGAAAATAATCTTTTTGCTCATATACATTCATAACTAATACAACCGGATACATGTCATAATAATCTGCTGTAGCTTTTGATATAGGGTTCCTATAATTAAACATATACATTCTACCAGGTAAAAGTCTTTTTGTTCTACCTGCGCTTTGCAATAATTGTGTTGGATTACTTCTAGCCTCTTCTTCACCTATCTCTCTTATCCGTTCAATAGGATCACCTTCAAACTTTTTATACATTTCCTTCATCGACTTGAATTCAAAATCGAATTCTTCCGACGTCATCTCTATAGCTCTTTGGAAAAAATATGCTGGCATTATCCTATTACTCCAAGTTCATCTTGCGTCATTATCATGAACTTCATTCCTTTATTGTTACAAAACTCTTCTGCTACCTCAAACTTACGTTGATTAACAGCAAATTGAGCCACTTCTTTAATGTATCTTTTTGTCCTTCTCTTTGGCTTTGCTGGAGGAACTAGATGTTGCTTAGGCTTAACCTCTATAACCATTTGAGTACCATCATCCTTTTCTATCCAGAAATCTGGAAAATATCTATGCATTCTTCTGTCAATTGGGCTTCTATATGGTATACAAAACTCTTCTGAGGACCAATTTACTATTTGACTATGAGAATCTAGGTATTTCATTAGTTTGAGCTCCCACAAACTTCTATAAATAATATTATTAGGATCGCCCTTATATTTTTTGGGATTGCGCGCAACAAATTTTCCAGAATAAGCCATAAGGGTATTTATAGAGAGGAACAATACTAATGGCCGAACCAAAAGATCCAGTTCAATTTTATACAGCTGGAAGACAAAACAAGACTGGGACTGTATTCCCAACAAAGGCTATTGCCGATGCTGAAGCAAACGGTGGCAAAGTAGATATCATGAGCTTTCCTAATGATATAGGGACTCATCAATTTATAATGAACTTTGTTAAATTTACTTTAGCTGGAAAAGGAACGCCTCCAAATACAAACGTAGTTACATCAATAGCGTTGCCTATACCTGGACAAGGTATTAGTGATAAAATAGGTGTAAAATATAATCAAGATGAATTAGGAGTAGTCGGTGGATCAATGTTAGGAGCTGTAGGCTCTATAGCTAAATTGATTGACGGGGACTTTCCAGCTGAGGAACAAACAGGTGCTCAGTTTGCAGAGCAAGCTGTTAAGACAGGACTTCAAGCTGCAGGTGCTGCTGGTAGAACAGCAGTTAATGAATTAGGAATGGGTATCGGAGCTGCTGCTGATCAAGCATTTGGTAATGTAGTGAACCCTCACGTTGTATTATTGTTTAAAAATGTTGACTTAAAAACATTTACATTGCAATGGAAATTAGCTCCATCCAATCCACAAGAATCAGATATGTTGAAAAAAATCTTATATAAGATTAGAGAGCATGCTCATCCAAGTATAAAAACAACTTACAATTCAGCAAACTTCTTTTTAAATTATCCAGATCAAGTTGATTTGTATTATGAAGGAGTTAATGAAAATCTGCACTACTTTAAGAGAAGTGCTATTACTGTAATGGATGTGAACTATCAACCAGAAGGTGAAAACATGTTCTTTGCTGGAACTAAAGCTCCAACAAGAATAGATTTATCTCTTACATTCCAAGAAACAGAAATTTGGACTGCAGAAGATTATCACCCTGATGAAATAAAGAATCCAAGCAATTTAGGATAACCAATGGCAAAAAGAAGTTATTTTTCAAATATACCAAGTATAGAATATGGTACTAAGATCGCAAGAAATCTTTTATCTAGACCTGTAATTAAACAAAAGATACTTAACAATCCTAATATAATTTATGACTATGCTGTAAAGGACGGACAACGACCAGATCAAATTGCAGACGCATACTATGGTGATGTTAATTATGTTTGGTTAATTTTCTTAGCAAATGATATTGTGGATCCTTACTATGACTGGCCATTAACAGAAAACCAATTAAAAGACCTTATAAAAGATAAGTATGGATCTTTAGAAGCTGCAAAAGATTCTACTGTTACAACTAATATTGTTTATTATAAACATAAAACAAAAGGAACAATCATTTCAAAAGACACTTATGATTCAGGAGCATATACTTGGAGTAAGTTGTATGGCAATCAAGCTAACTATACAGCTGTTCGACAATACGAATATGAACTTGAAACAAATGAAGCTAAAAGAGAAATCAAACTTATTGATGCTAGAGTAGCAAGTAAAGCGTTTGATGTACTCAGAGAAGCAATGATAGAGAATGGATAATGTCAAGTGGATTTATAGCCAATCAATATGAGTTATTAAACTCAGTAATTCTAAAACACTCTGGTGGCGAAGTAGACATCACAGATGCAATTCTAGCTATGTCTATTACTGAGGACATTTCTTATTCTGATATTCAATGCTCCATGGCTGTTGTAGATTCTAGTGGATCTTTAGACACGGTAGAATTTGATGGCACAGAAAGATTTAAGTATACATTTCAAAGCACGCAAGAAGACGATGCAGTTATTTCTTTAGAATTTAGAGTATACAAAGTTGATATAACAATTGACACTGAGAGCAATAGTATCAAAACATACGCGTTAAATGCTATTACTCCTGAAACCATTACACAATCATCAATGGACATCAATCAATCATTTAAGATGCCTCTTCATAAAACTGCACAGCACGTCTTTGACAAGTTAGGTTCAAATAAAGAACTTAATGTACATGAAACTACAGGACAGTATACTTACATTGTTCCAGGAATGACTCCATTTGAAACTATGGATTTTTTATGCAGAAGGGCATATGATTCAAGGTATAGATCATCAGCATTTTTCTTTTACGAAACTGCAGATGGATATAACTTTAAAAACTTAGAAAGAGTGATAGCAGAAGAAAGAGACAATGCTATACAATATAGATATACTCCTACAGCATCAGTTACAGATCCAGACCCTCAGTTTGTAATTACGGATATAAACTTACCAACTAACAAAGATATTTTAAAGAAAATAAATAGTGGTGCTTATGCAAATGCAGTAAGAGAAATAGATTTGATTAATCAAAGAGTCAATTCAACTGAGGTAAGAATCAAAGAGGACTTTATTACTTTTGAACATTTAGATGACGTTGCAATGTCATTAGACTCAAAAGATATAATTGATGAACACTTGAATACTATTAACAGTACCAAATGGATAAACAGTACTGGTGTAGAAGATAAAAGACGTGAGTTAATTCCAAGAAGAAAATTTTATATGGATTGTTTAAGTCAAGTATATCTATCATTGAGAGTACCAGGAAATTCTAATTTAAGAATAGGAAAAGTGTTAGATTTAGATTTGCTTGAGATGTCTGGTAAGACTGAAGAGAAAGGACAAGAACCTAAGATATCTGGCAAATATTTAATTACATCTCTTACTCATAGTATATTAGGTGGCGAGTATGTATGCACAATAACTTGTCAGAAAGAAAGTTATAGAGCAAACTCTGATAACTTAGAAAGAAATATAGTGGTGAAACAAAATGCAAACGGGTGATAAGGCTTTTACAAATTTTAGAAACTTCATCGGAGTTGTTGAAGATAGAAATGATCCATCTCAATTAGGTAGAGTAAAAGTAAGAGTCTATTCTATTCATACAGAAGATAATTCAGCTTTGCCTACAGACGACCTTCCATGGGCAATGGTAGTACAACCTGTCACGTCAGCAGCTATTAGTGGGGTTGGTAGATCGCCTACTGGAATAGTAGAAGGTACCTGGGTATATGGTGTATTCTTGGATGAAGGTGAATTTCAAACACCATTAGTTATAGGGACACTTGCAGGAAAACCATCACAATTACCTAGCAATACAGGGTTTTCAGACTCAAAAAATGAGATATATCCATTAAATGACCCTAATATATCACGAATAGGAGAGTCATCAGTATCAAGATTAGCCAGACCTAATGCCGAAACTCATACAAATTTAATTAACAAAAGAGCTAATAAAGAGAATTTAGGTACAATAGAATCAGCAAAAGGCTCAAAAGTACCTAGTGTATTAGTCGATAAAGCTGATACCATATACGAAAGAACAAAGTGGAAAGAGCCACATCCAAGGTTTGGTGGGCAAGGAGATAGCTTTCCTCCAGGTGTTCCTAAGTCAGCATATCCATTGAATCATGTATGGTACACAGAAGCTGGTCATGTATTTGAAGTAGATGATACTCCTAAAGCAGAACGTATACACATGTTCCATAAAAAAGGAACATTCTTTGAAATACAGCCAAGTGGTGATAGAATGACTAAAGTAGTTGGAAGCGACTATGAGGTTATCTTTGGTGATAAGGATATGTTTGTTAAAGGCAATGTAAACATTACAATTGAAGGTGATGTAAGAACACTTATCAAAGGAGATAAGATAGAAGAGATTGATGGAGATTACATACAAACAGTAAGAGGCGATGTAGTACAAAAGATAGCTGGTAATGAAGCAAAAGAGATTGGAAGTGATA